CGGCCGAAGGCCTGGCAGGCGATGCCGCGGATCTTCAAGCCGGAGGAGCCGCCCCCGGCCGCGGCCGGCTGATCACCGCGCGCGGTGCTCGACCTGGTGCTGGCGGAGCAGCTCGCGCGGGACCGCCTTCCGGACCGCCTCGACCGCCCGGGAGACGTGGGCCGCCGTGACGCCCACCGGCCGCCGGCAGCAGCGGGCGGCCCCGGCCAGCGTCGCCGCCCGGTGGACGGCCACCGGCGCGAGGTCGTACTCGAGGTCGGCCCGGACCACGCGGTCGCCGACCACGTCGATCACCCGGCCCTCGTCGTGGTAGTTCATCACCTCGATCGCCGTCCCCTCGCCGATGCCGCGGAGCTCGACCAGGGCCGGGGCGTGGGCCGGCAGCCGCCGCTGGCCGCACACGAAGACGTAGGACAGGTCGATGCCCGTCTGCCGGGCAAACTCCCGGACGGTCCGCCCCGTGCCGTGGAGGTCCACGAACAGCGTCCCCGGGGCCAGAAGCCGGACGTAGCGGACGAAGTCGGCGGACGGCTGCCGGAACGTCTGGCGGCTGGCGTGGAAGATCGAGACCTCCCGGCGGTACACGGCCTTGTAGACCTGGCCGAGCAGGATCGAGTCCCGGCTCACGAACGCCACGCGGTCAGGCAGGGCAGCCTCGACGTACTGGTGGACCAGGGCGGCCGCCGTCAGCATGAACGGCACGTTCGCCGCCGCGGCGGTGTCCCACCACTTCCGCTCCCGCGACCCGGCCGGGTGCGGATTCTGCAGCCGGGCGGCCCGGGCGGCCCCGGCGATCTCCCATAGGCCGGCGTTCGCCCAGGTCTGCTCGGACGGCGTCGGTGCCCCGCCGGCGTAGTGCTCGGCCCGCAGGCCCGCGGCCCGCGGCTGCTCGTAGTCGCTGCGGCGGTTGTCCCCGACGTGGATCTCGGCCTCCGCCGCCGCCTTCGACCGCCACCAGCGGCCGGTCCATTTGCCGTCCCACGACGTGACGATGTCCACGCCCTGCGGGATGCCGATCCGGTCGGCCAGCTCGCGGACCTGGCCGGCGGAGAAGTAGGTGTCCGACACGATCGTGTCCCCCGGCAGGACCCGGGCGACGTTCGCCGCGATCGGGAACGCCCCGGCCAGCTCGGCGGCCCACTCGTCGGCGGCCAGGGCCTGGACCCGCCCACGACTCCAGCCGGTGATCCGCTCGACCTCCGCGAAGATGCCCGGCCACGTCTTATCGCTGGCCCGCTCGGCCTCCTGGCGGACCGGGACGTAGGCCGCCCCGCCGACGGCCTCGAACACCCGCCACGGCTCATGCCCGGCGGCCCTGCCCAGGAGCGTGTCGAAGAAGTCCCACGAGGTCATCGGAACATCCTCTCGCCTACGGTCCTCCCGGAAACGTCGCTCGCCCCGGCGGCCTGGCCGCAGAGCCAGGGCCGCACCGCGTAGGCCACGATCCGCCCGTCGCGGTGGAGGAGCCCGTAGTGGTGGTCGATGTGGTGCCGGGCCCGCCACAGGGCCGGGTCGGGCCGCAGGTGATCGCGGAGCAGCTCCAGGGCCGGCCGGCCGATCACCGCGTAGGCGTGGGTCCGGTTGATGTTCCGGCCACGGACGAGGCCGGGCGGCCCCGGCTGGGCCGTCGCGAGGTGCTGGCCGCCCAGATAGAACATCTGGCAATCGGGCGGGACCTCGAGGCCGGCCAGCCGGTCTTCGAAGTCGGGGACGAAGGTCGCGTCGTCCTCGAAGATCAGGACCGAGTCGATGTCGATGGCGAGCGCGTAGTCGATCACCGCGCGGTGCGAGCAGTAGCACCCCCAGGCCCCGGGCGTGGTCTTCCACCAGGCCGGCGGCGGATCCTGCTGGCCGTCGGTGGCAGGGTAGTGCACGGCGTCGAGCCGGCCGCCCAGCCGAGCGTAGAACGCGTCCAGCCGGTCGGTCCGGCGGGCGAGCGAGATCACGACGACACGGTCGAACATCGGCAGGCCTCCGCGACCAGCCGCCGGAGGTCGTCCGGCGTGCCGCTGTTCACGAGCGAGCGGTCGATCAGCTCCGGCGAGATCCCGCTCTCGCTGGCGTGGGTGGACTGCGGCTCGCGGTTGGCCGGGCGGAGGATCTGCCAGACCTGGCCGCCGCGGCGGCGGATGAACTCGGCCTCGTTGTCGAATCGCACGTCGGGGACCACGATCAGGTCGTACCCCTGCCGCTCCATCCGCACGATCCGCTCCTCCAGGTTGCGGACCCAGATGTCGGGGTCGATCATCTGCCGGCCCCAGTCGGTGCCGACGGTCTGGAGCAGTTGCCGCGGGCTCTTGCCCAGCCAGAAGATCGGCTCGTTCTTCAGCCGCCGGTCGCGGAGGAACTCCGGGGCGATCCCGGTGAGGGCCGACACCATGTCGTAGATCGGGTCGGCGAAGTGAACGGTGACGGCGCCCGGCACCATGGACGCCGCCAGGCTCTTCCCGGCCCCGATCTGCCCCGTGATCCCGATCAGTGTCGCGCGTCGATTCACGGGCCGGCCCTCCAGGTATCGCACCATCCGCACCAGATGAACGACGTAGGAGGCTAGGGTTCCGGAGGTGCCAGTCCATGCCCCCATGAAGCGGCTCGCCCGCCGCTCCGCGTCGGCCAGGTCCGCGGCGTCAAGCCACACGGCCGGCCTCACGAGGTCCTCACCTTTCCTTCGGCGGTGATCCGCTGGTTCGCCACGTCGAAGGACCCGTCGGCGTGGACGGTGGCCACGGCGAATCCGTGGTTCCACTTGTTGATCCTCGCGTACTCCGGCCGGAGGTCGCACAGGCAGCCGGTGGACCAACAGAAGACCTCCGCCCCGAACATGTCGGGCTCACAGTGGCCGCTCGTCCGGTGGCCGTGTCCCTCGAGGACGGTGTGGTGCAATCGGAGAAACGCCCCGCGGGCCTGGTTCACCGGGGCCGAGATTCCCTTCCCCTTCTCGTGACCGTGGAGCACGGGCAGCCGGCCGGCCATCACCGGCCGCTGATCCTCGACCAGCGTCATGCCGTGCTCGGCCAGCCGCAGCCAGTGGGCGAGCCCCATCTCCGGCTCGTCGCTGATCTCGGGGGCGTGCTGGTACAGCCAGTGGTTCCACCGCTCCTCATGGTTCCCGCTCTTGAACACGATCGGGATCTCGGGGAACGTCTGCCGGATCCAGCCGAGCAGCTCGCGGATCGCGGCCAGCTCGCCCTTGAAGTTCCGTTTGGCGGGGTTCTTCGTCCACCTGCTGATCGCGTAGAAGTCGGCCGTGTCGCCGTTGAGGATCAACGCCTGCACGCGGTCGCCGGCCAGGGCGTCCACAGCGGCCCGTAGCGCGACCTCGGAGTGGAACGGGACGTGGATGTCCGACAGGATCCCGATCGGGCCGGTCACGTCGAGGACGTGCGGCTCCCACGAGTCGGCCCTCGACGCCGGCATCGAGTAGACCTGGCCGGCCTGCCGGAGGGGCCGGGTAGGGCGGCCGATGCGGGCCGATACCTTCCGGTGTTTTGCGCCCTTCAGTCCCATCAGGTAGCGGATCCGGCCGTAGGCCTGGTCCAGCGTCAGAGCCCCGCTCGACTCGGCCTGGAGCCGGCGGCCGAGCGTCCGCGCCGGGGCGTCGGGGTGCGCCGCGATGATCCGGGCGGCCAACTCCGAGAGGTCGTCGAGGTTGGCTTTCGGTGCTACGGCCATTCGTCCCTCCGTGGTCAGGCTGACAGGTAGAACCGCTTCACGGCGAGCAGGGCATCGCGGATCCTCCGCTGCGCCCGGTCGCCCCAGGCATTCATCCGTGCCTGCCTGGATGAGCATCCGCACGTTTCGGAACGAGTCCAGCGACGCCACCGCCGCTTCGTCAGGCCGACGAACCGCAGGCAGCGTTCGGCCAGGTCGCCCAGTTTCACGGGGCGGAACCCGTCGGGCTCGGCCCCGCTCTCCACGATGGCGGCGAGCTGCTCGGGTGTGAGCGGGTCAGCCGCGGCCCGGCAGGCGGCGTAGACGCGGCGGCTGCGGACGAGGGCCGTCCGGCCGCAGTGGACGCACGTCGCGCGGTGCCGGCCGTCCTCGGGGCGAAACGTGAACTGGCAGAGCATGTCAGGAGGACCCCGACTGGAGGCTGATCTGGTAGGTGTAGTCGGGGCAGCGGCGGCGGAAAAGGAAGCCGCGGCGCCGCTTGGCCGACGGTTCGCCGGTGAAGTTGTCGGTCTCGAACATCAACTCGGAGAACGAGAACGCGTTCCGGATGCGTGTCGTGTAGGCCCGCCGATACGGTGCCCCGACGTGGCAAACGCTCGGCTCATCTTGGATGGCCAGGTAGTCCGACCCGCCGTCGTCAATGGTCAGCCCGGTGATCTGGCCGAACGTGGGCGAATGCACGTCGTTGTCCACGATCGCCGAGACCTCGAGGCCCGACCCGGACGACGGCGACAACTGCTCGACCTCCACCGTGATGTCGGCCACGATCGCCGGCTCGTCTTCGTCCTCGAGGTAAAACGACCCGGGCTCCGTGATCTCGACGCTCTCCAGGATTCCGGTCGAGCGGTAGTATCGGCCGCCGTCGAGGATGTTCACGGCCGAGACGTGGCCCGACTCGTAGTAATACTCACCGGCAGCGTCGATGGTAACGCTGGTAATGGCCCCGCTTCCGTCCACGCCTGATACGGTCACAGTGGCGGCCGACTGTTCCACGTCGTCCTCGCCACGTTCGATCGTCAGGATGTCCCCCTCGACGTAGCCTGATCCGCCGTCGAGGATCGTCACGGCAGAGATACCCCAGGTCTCGGGGGAACCGCCGTTGCTCGTCAGCGTCACCGGCAGATCGGCACCGGCGCCGGACCCGCCCGACAGGCTCACGGTCGGCTCGGAGACGAGCGTCTCGATCTGGGCGTAGCCCAGGGGGTATCCAATTGCCGATTGATCCGCCGCCGTCTTCGGCACGAGGTCCACATACTCGCCGAACTGGTAGCCGCTGCCGACGGAATCCACGGTCGCGGAGACCGGCGTATAGGTCTGCGGCGGCCCGGCGTTCTCCGAGTAGTCGAACGTGATCTCCGCGTTGCTGCCGGTGCCATACGAATAGATGTCGAGCTCCGGCTCCTCGCGGCCGGTGCGGGCCGTGCCGGCGGCCGGCGTCACCTCCACCCCTGGGGCCTCGACCGTGATCGACAGGTTCTCGCCGTCGATGTAGTCCTGGCCGCCGTCGTCCCCGGAGCCCGACGCGATCGCGATCGAGTCGATGGACCAGACCGGCCGGCCGCATTCGTCCTCGCCCTCGGTCATCGTGACCAGCAGATCGGCCCCGGTGCCGGCGACGCTCGCTACGATGATCGTCGGCTCGACGCGGCCGGGGACGGCGTAGCCGGTGCCGGCGTTCGCGATGTCGAGGGCGGTGATCGGCCCCTCGTCTTCCCCCGGCAGCCCGGCCGGCTCCGTGGCCCGGCCGGCGAAGCCCGACCCGAAGCAGCTTGAGATCGTGAGGCGGACCAGCTCGTCCTCGTACTCGCCGTCGCTGTCCGTGGTCACGTCCGTGTACGGCCAGTCCTCAAACGGAGCGCAGTCCTGCTCGGTCGTGTCGAGCGTGTAGGTGCGGACCGTCTGGCACCATGCCTGCATCGCGTCGCCGCTGCCGTCGGGCAGCATGCGGGACGCCCCCGGCAGGGCGGAAGTCCAGTAGGTCGTCGCCGTCGCCGTCAGGTTGTCCGAGCAGGTGTTGAAGATCGGCGGCGTGTAGGGCAGGTCGCCGGCGATGAACTCTTGCCGCTGCCGAAGGACGTTGACCTCGATCGTGAGCTGGCTTACCTCTGCTGCCGATCCAGGCAGGCCCACGCCGAAGCGGTCCCCGCCGTCGCCGCGGATGCCGAGCCGGCAGTTGGCCGGATGGTTCATCACTCGCGCGAGGCCGGGAACGCAAGTCCTGTTACATCCATCGGGCCGCCCGTCCGTAATGTCGTATATGACGGTGCCCTCGTCGCCCTGACATAACACCTTGTAGTCAGCCTCGGGCGTGATGTCCGTCGAGTAGCTGCCGCGGTCGCCGGCGAAGGCGCCGGTGCAGCCGCCGGAGTCTGGCGTCAGTTGAAAGGTAAGGTCCGGCTCGCTGACCGCCGTAGCCGACAGGACCGACGACACGCTGACGCCCTCCTCGAGGAACTCGTATCGCGTGTTCGTCGCGAACACCGGCCCCATCGGCACGCTCGCGACCGTGTTGATTACAGGCCGGAATCTGGATTCGCCGTATTCCGGCGGCGTGTCGTTGGCCACGAAGTAGAGCTCGACGCCCAGCATGCGACGAGCGCCGGACGTGTCGCCGGTCGCGATGAACGTCGGCATGTAGCCGTACACGTTCTCCGGCGTGTATTCGCCGTAGGGGGCATGGTTTGCGGTCTCGGCGATCTCATCGAGCGGGTCGAAGCGGTGGTAGGCGAACGCGTAGGTCTGGTCGAACATCCGCCACGGCGTAGCCTTGACCACCTGCTCGCCCGCCTCCTCCAGGTGAAAGTCGATCACGACCTGCTCGGGGCGGTCCGGGCAACACTGGAGGCAGTAGTTGCAGCACACCTGACACCCGAAGAGCATCCCGACCGGATACATGCCGGCGGCGAACACGAGCACGAGCCACAGCGGCAGGACCGACGGGTCGGATGCGATGGCCGCCAGGATGTCCACGTCAGCACTCCGCCGCGATGAGGTAGTAGTAGCCGTTCGTGCCCTTCATCAGGGCCACCCACTTGTTGCTCGCGACGGTGCCGAACTTGTTGACGCAGTCCTCGATTTCCTCCACGGGGAAGGTCGCCGTCTCCCCTGGCGGCGCGCCTTCCTCGTACAGCCGGATCGTGGCGAGCGTGCCCTTGGTCCACTGGGCGGTCGTCTTGCCGATCCGCACCGGCTCGCCGTCCCCGCCGCCCTCGTCCGACGGCGGGGCGCGGAACTTGATCGGCGGCTGATCGCGGCCGCCGCCCTCGACGGCCAGCGTCGCGGCGGCGATCCGCCGCGCGGCCGACTCGGTGAACTTCACGCCGGCCATTAGGAGCTGCCCTCGGGCATGAGGTGTGGCGTGCCGAAGATCTCGTCGAAGTCGGCCAGGCCGTACACGTCGGCGCCGTCCCCGTTACGGATCACGTTCGGGGCGGTGCCCGGCGGCAGGGCGGTGCCGCCGCTGTCGAGGCCGACCGGTTGCTTCACGGCCTTCCCGTCGTCGGTCGTGATCGTCTTCTTGTCGCCCGACCCGTCGAGCTCCATGAAGCCCACGTCCCACGGCATGAGCTTCCATGTCATCGGGTCGTAACGGAACTCCCACTGGGCCTCGATGTATTCGAGCAGGCCGCCGTCCTCGGTGCCGTCGAGCCGCGTCGTCGAGACCCGCTTCGCCCCCTTGAAATACGCCTTCCAGGTCTTCGGGTCGCCGTCCGCCCACGCGTTCTCGTTGACCCTGCCGTCAGCCGCCGAGATGTCGGCCTCGAGGTTGGCGTCGTCGGCGTAGTGTTTGACGTGCGACCACGACCGCTCCGCACGCTCGCGTTGCAGGCCCTCCAGCGGATCGCCCGCGGAGTTGGTGATCATGTCGCCTTCGTAGTCCTCGAACGCCGGGACGGTGGTCACGCCGCCGCCGCGTTCCCAGGAGTCCTCGGGGATCCCGTTCTCGGTCGGGGCCTTGCCATTCTGCGGGGTGTAATACTGGACGGTCAGGACCCACCGCATGCCGTCGCGGCCTACCGGCGAGAGGTCGAACTCCATCGCCAGGAGCTGCGGGATGTCCCAGTGGGGCGAGCCCCAGGTCACGCCGATCTCCGTCGAGACCCCCACGAGAATGTCGAGCTTGCTCGTGGCCGGGTCGTCCACCCGGATCTGCCAACGCTCGGGAATGCGCAAACTTTCCCCGAACTTCCCCGAGATCGAGGTCCCCTCGATCACTCGCTCGTAGCTCACCCATGCCATGGCTTAGAACTCCGCGATCAGGTCGTCTTCGGTCTGCTGGCTCGTGTTGGCCGCGATCTGCTCCAGGGCGGAGAGTTGCTGCTCCTGCACCGTGTCGCCGCCGCGCATCAAACGGAACATCTCGGCCACGCCCTCGCTCGACCGGCTGTCGATGCCCTTTACGGCCTGCGGCTCGATCGCCTCCGCGACCGCCGTTGCCATCTCGGAGGCGGCGCCCTTGCCTGACTCCTCGATCTGGGCGGCGGACGACTGGGCCTGGGCGACGGCGCCGTCGAGGGCGGTCGTGAGCGGGCCGGCGACCGCGGCCCCGACCGGCGTCGCGTTCTCGGCGAAGGCGGCCGAGAATCCGGCCTGGGCCTGCGACAGGTTCTCCGAGATCCCGTCGGAGACCGACTGATTGAACGCCGCGGCCCCCGCCACGACCGCGTCGATGCTCGACGTGTCGAATCCCAGGTACTTGCCGATGTTCTGCGCGATCCTCGCAAGGACCTCGAACGACCCGGTGAACCCCAGGACGATCATGCCCAGCCCGGCCTGGGCCGCGTTGAACACGCCCGACATGAAGTTCGCCGCGCGGTTCATGAAGTCGGCCACCGCGCCCCACTGCTCGCCGACCGCGGAGAAATACTCGAACACGCTCCCGAAGTTCGCAATGATGTAGTCGCCCACGCCGGCCAGGAACCGCGCCCCCTGGAGGATCCCGTCCCCGATCGCCTGGCCGATGTTCGCCCCGCCGATCGAGCCGACGAGGTTCGTGAACGAGTCGGAGACCGCCTTCACCGCCGGGGCCAGGTACGCGACGATCTGCTGGACGACGCCGTTGATCGCCTGGCCGGCCATGGTGAACGCGTCGTTCATCGCCTCCACGTCCTGGCCCTGGGCCGTGGTCAGCGCCAGCCCCAGCCGCTCGGCCTGCTCGGCCGCCTGCTGGATCCCCTCGGCTCCGCCGGCGAACAGCGGCAGCAGCTCGGCCCCGGCGCGGCCGAACATCTGCACCGCGGCCGCCGACCGCTGGGCCTCCGTCGGCAGCTCGGCGATGGCCGACGCGATCGCCTGGAACCGCTCCGCGGCCGACATCCCGGACAGGTCGGCCAGCGACAAGCCCAGATTGGCGAACCCGGCCTGGGCGGTCTTGCTGCCCCGCTGGGCCTTGACGAAGGCGATGTCGGCCTTCGTCGCTGCCATGGCGATCTTGTCCATGCCCACGCCGGCCAGGTCGCCGGCGAGGGCCAGCCCGGCGAACTCCCCGTAGGTCATGCCCAGCCGGGCGGCCAACTTCGATTGGCTGTCGATCACCTCGGCCTGGGCCTGCCCCATCGAGACGAGCGAGCGGACGTAGCCGCCGGCGGCCGACACGATCCCGCCGAAGAACTGGGCCCCCTGGATCGCGACGAGCGTCCGCATCCCGCCGGCCAGCGACGAGACCCCCGACTCCATCCGCCGCATCGACGCGGCGGCCTGGTTGACCCCGGTGACGAGGCCGGACGAGTTGGCCGTGAAGACGGCCGAGACCTTGCCGATGACCGACATGTCGAACTCCGTTTCTTCAGACCGGGCAGGCTCGCCAGTTGCTCCGCGATCTCCGCGTCCGTGCGGTGGACCTTCGCCCGGTACTCGTCTCCAGCCTTGTAGGTGATGAGGAACCGCTCCTCGTCGTGCCGGTCAAACCTCCCGGTGAACGCCGACCGGATCAGACTCGTCATCCTGCCGGCCTGGAGCCACGGCTGGCCCCACGGCTCGATCAGGTAGAACGCCATCCACCGCCGTATCTGTCGCCGGGAGATCCGCGCCTTGAACTTCTCCACGTCCGCGATGCCGAGCTGGAGGCATAGGCGGTAGGTGAACAGTTCCCACGGGTCGCCCCTCAGTCTTTTTTTTCGTCTTCGATCGCCTCCTCCGTGGGCTCCTGGCACAGCGGCAGGCAGAACTTGGCGATCTCGTCGATCACCCGCGGATTGCTGGCGGCGAGCGATTCGAGGGCCTCGGCCGTCTGCGGCACGGTCCGCCGGCCGTGCTCGTCGCACAGCATGAGCTGCACCAGCCGGGCGGCCAGCGGAGCGTCGCCGCCCTGGTGGCGGTTGCAGTGCATCCGCCACGCGTCCACGTCCGCGCTCGACGGATTGCGGACGAACACCTTCTTACCGCCCAGACTCTGGACCTCGAGCTCCAGCGGCCCGCCCTTGATCGCGGCCAGGTCCAGCAGTTCATCGAACGACAGGCTCATGATCCCTCCAGGCCGGTGAGCTGAAACGACGCCGTGCCCTCGCTCCACTGGTTCACGCGGCCAGAGTGGGCGAAGGAGAGGAGGATCGCCTCACCGGAAAGCGACGCTCCGGGGGCAGTAAACACGAGATTGGCTTTCAGTCCACGGTCGTCCATGGTGAAAGACGGCGGGCCCTTGAACGTGATGTTCAGCGTGATTGGCTCGACGCTCGTACAGTCGTATTGCCGCTGGACGCGGGCGTTCGCGCCCTCGCCGATCACGGGGCTCGTCACGTTCGTCGTCTCGTGAACCTCGCCGGCCTTGGCCTCCCAGTCGAATCCGGTCAGGTAGCCGATCGGCACGCCGTCGAACTCCACGGAGGTAGGCTCCTCCGCGGTGCCGTGAGATGAGAAGAAGCCGGGCACGGGCGGTCCCTCCTATCAGGAGCCGCCGCCCTGGTCCTCGTCCTCGATCTGCTCCTCGAACGTGGCCGACCCTTCCACGTAGGCGTTGGTCTTCCGGCTCAAGCCGGCCGCCGTGACGCGGTAGGTGCCGCTGCCGTCGGCCGTGTCGAGCTCGCCCACAACGCCCTCCTCGATCTCGACCGTGTTGTCGAGCGAGCGGTAGGCGATCGTGAACTTCCGCGGGTCGCGCTTCGGCACGATCGGGGCCAGGAGCATCACGGCCTCCTCGCCGTGGGCCACGTCGAGCGTGGTCATATCGAGCCGCTCCCGGGACGGGGCACTCTTCTCGTGGCTCACGTCCATACACTTGTACGTGTTGCCGTCGAAGGTGAACGTCGTGCCGTGCGACGTGACGAAGTCTGGCATTGGTCACTCCTGATAGGTGATCTCGACCGTGAGCTCGACTGTAAACGTGGGTTGCTCTCGCCCCTCGAGGAATCCGCTGTCGCCGTCCGACACGTCCGTTACCAGGGCGGTCTGGATTGTCTCGCCTTCGGCCTCCCCGGCGAACTTGTGGACCGCGGCCGTGATCGCGTCGGCGATCTCCCAGGCCTGGACGTAGGAGTCCGCGAACACCACGACCTGGAACGTGGCCACCGGGAACAGGGCGTCGGCCACCGGGATCTCGTCCAGGGCGTCCGGCAGCAGCAGTTCCCGGACGGTGCTCGTGCGGGTGTAGACCGCGTAGGGGGGCTCACCGCCGCCGGTCATCTCGACCGGCCACGCGGTGACGCCGTCGCTGCCGACGGCATCCTCGATCGCGGCTTTCAGCCAAACGTGAGGGGATCCCATCACTTCCTCCGGTAGTTCGGGTTGGAGTTTTTGCCGCTGGCCATTTCGCGGGCCGCGGCCGCGAGGGCCTTCCTCATTTCTCGGGCGAGCGTCTTCGCCGCCGGGCCGCCGTACTGCTGGCGAAACTTCTGCATGATCTCGCGCGGCTTGATCCGTGACGTGCCGAACTCCAGCCAGATCGCTTTTCGGCTTTCCGTGCCGGCCTTATAGCCGACCACCCCGTAAACCACGCCGTCGCGATTGCGGCCGATGTATTTCGCCTTCGTGGTCACGGACCGCCGCAGCGCTCCGCCGCGGATTCGCATTTTCTTGCCGCTGCCCTGCAAGAACCGGCCGCCTGCGTCTCGCTTCACCGCGGCCCGCGTGTTCCGTGGCAGCCCTTTCGGCGTCAGCTTCCGCAGCACTGGGACGCCTTCTTTGATCGCCCTCCGGACCGCGGCCCGCATATGCTTTTTCGCGATGTGCCGCGGCAGTTCGGCGAACCGCTGGACCATGCTGCCGATCTGGCCGTTCACGGTAAACCAGTTGAGCGCGATCACGTCGCCTGCTCCTCGACGGTGAGCTCGAGCTCCTCGCGGCGGCCGCGTTCCACGACGCCGGCGACCATGAGGATCCGGTCGTCCCGCGAGACCCACCGCAGCCGCATGTTGCCCGTGACGCCGGCGACGTAGCGGATCCGGACCGTCGCCTGGAGGTTGCCGCCGATCTGCCCGCGGCGGGCCTGCTCCGAATAGCTGACGGCCTCGTAGGCGCCGTAGACCTGGCGGACGGCCTCCCAGGTCGTGACGCTCTCGCCCGCGGCGTTGCGGGTGGAGACGGGCTCCTGGATCTCGAAGACCTCGGTCAGCAGTCCGGACGGCAGGCGGGCCATGTCACCACCCTCCGCTCCATGAGCTGGCCGCGAGCAGGGTCTCGAATGCCTGCGGCAGCTCGGTCGAGGATTCGCTCGCCAGGACCCCGCGGTTGTTGAACTGGTGATCGACGTAGGCGAGCATCGCCGACCGCAGCAGCGGGTCGATCGCGTCCCCCGGCTCGACGCCGGCCCAGTAGGTCACGACCACCTTCGTTCCGGCCCCGGCCGACAACTCGATCTCGGCAGGCACCGCGTCGAGGTCGATCTCGTAGTCGTCCCCCTCGGCCAACTCCTCGCCGTCGGAGGTGACGGTCAGGGAATAGGAACTGCCCGTCAGCAGCGGCGGGGCCGGCAGCCGCAGGATCGCCGGGGCCGACCGCCAGGTCGCGCGGTACTCGGTGGCCAGGATCGCGATCCCGAGCCGCTGTTCGACGAGCCGGCGGGCCGTCGCGATCTGGCCCGTGAGCAGGTCGTCGTGTTCGGCCTGGTCCTCCATGAGCCCGATCTGCCGCTTCGCCTCCTCGAGGCTGATCGGCTCGGACGCCGGCGGCGTCAGGACCCGGAGCGTGTCGGGGCGGATCATCGGACCTCCGGCTGGATCGTGGCCACGGCTCGCTCGACCGCCCCGTCCCGGGCCTGGTCGAGCAGCGGCCGCGACGGCTCGCGGACCGCGACGCCATCATGGACGAGCCGGTCCGCCAGTCCAGCCGTGGCGTCGATCACGGACCCGGCCCGGTAGCCCCGGTAGGCCCGCAGGAGGCGGATCGGGTGCTGGTCGGCCATGTCACCCTCCGGGAACGCCACAGCCCGGCGGGCGGCATCCCTGCCACCCGCCGGGCCTCGCGCGTTGTTCACGTTCAGCTACCGGCCTCGACCAGCTTCGCCACGAAGGAGGCGTCGTGGTTGGCGATGCCGACACGCTGCAGGCCGCGGTACTTCACGGCGTCCGTCGAGAAGCCGGCGTGCTCGGAGGCCGAGATCACCAGCCCGTTCGACTTCACCGCGACGGCGGTCGCCATCGAGAAGTCGCCGTACAGGGCGAGCGTCCCGGCCGGCAGGCCGAGGCACTTGTAGACCGGGGCGCCCATCACGACCGGCAGGACCCGGTCGCCGATCGTCGTCGATTGCGAGACGACCGAGCTCCTCATGATGTGCTCCCAGCCGGCCGAGCTGCACACCCAGGCGGTGTTCATGGCGCGGCTGTCGATCTTGCCGACCACGCTCGCGAGGTCTGCCCCGTCGAAGTCGACGCCGGCCTCGACCTCGTTCGCGTTCGGGATCTCGTCCACGAGGCCGTCGATGCCCTTCGCGTTGTCGCCCTGGAGCCAGACCTCGTCGATCTTCTTCGCGATGGCCAGGCCGAAGCGGTTGGCCGCGAGCTGGGCCAGGTTCACGACCGCGGCCGAGTCCTGGATGAGCTCGTTCGAGAAGGTGAGGATCCGCCCCATCTTGTGGAGCGCGATCGTTACCTTGCCCGTGTCGGCGTCGTCTTCGGTGACGGCCTCGTGCTCGTCGAACCAGTCCGCGGCGATCTCGCCGATCGTCGGGATCTCGAGCGTGTGGCTCGAGGTCGTGTAGACCTGGGCGAGCTGCACGCCGACCGACTGGTAGCCGAGAACGTCGATGTAGCCGCGGAACAGCTCGGGCGAGACGAGCTCGGCCCCGGTGCCGTCGTAGGTCGGCGAGGTCTCGCCCATCGCGCGGGCCTCGGCCTTGTCGCCCAGGGCCAGGGCCCGGAGGAATCGGCCGGCCCGCTCGGCGGCATCGACCGTGCCGAATCCACGCAGGCTCTTGCCCGGCATGATGTGGATCGCCGGGCCGCGCCGCTTGTCGGCCTTCTCGACATCCTTCCGGCTGTCGCTGTCGCTGGTCGCGTTGATCGACCGCATGGCGGCGACCTTGTCGTCGAGCGAACGCTCGGCGGCCGCCTCACGCCCCACGACTTCGGCCCGGGCCGACCGCTCGGCCAACCGCTCCTCGATCTTCGCCTTCTCGGCCTCGTCCGCGCCCGTCATGGTGCGGAGAGTCTCGATCTCGTTGGCGATGGTGGCGGCTTCGTCCTGGAGGGCGAGGTACTTGGCGGACGGCATGGTCGGTTCCTCTTCGTGTGGGATGTCGGTTGACGGGTGCGAATCTATGGGCATCCCGCCGCCCGGCGAACTTCGCGTTGTCCTACGGTAGGACGCTTTTCGGCGCGGTCGGGCAGCGGCCGTCCGGGCATCGCTCCTTCACGCCGCCCTCGGCCCGGCTCCGCTTGCACCGCTCGCACGGGCAGCGGCAGATCTGCTCGACGCGGCTGTCGGGCCGCCACACTCCGCGGACGCACGTCGAGCCGCAGTCGCACGCCGCCGGTGCCGGCGGTGCCGGGGGCGGCGGCGCCGTCTCGCGGATCATGGAGGCCCGCGCGGCAGACACCGCCGCGGCGGCCCGCGGATGCTCGAGGTCCACCGCGGCAGGGTCGGCCGACAGCCAGACGAGGAGCGAGATCAGCCACCGCCAGAGCGTGGTCATAGCGTCGTTCCGTTTTCGAGAATCCGGAATCCGTCGCGGTCCACCCGCGCGTGGACGGTGCGGGCGGCGGCCGGCGGCGGCGGCTCGGCCACCAGCGCGACCCAGAGCAGGTTCTTCGCGGCCCGGGCGATCCACCGGACCACCGGCCGGTCGGCCGGGCCGGGGGCCGGGGCGGGCCGCGAACTGGTCCACCAGCCGGCCGCGAAGACGACAGCCAGGATCACGAGCGTGTTACGGTCGAGTCTCATCGGTTCCCCTCGTCGGTGTAGCGGAGCCCGGGGATGTTCACCGGGCCGGAGTCGGCGGGCGGTTCGGCGAGCACGTCGTTCGACAGGTCACGCCACCCGAAGCCCTGGACGCTGCCGACGGCGAACGAGTCCGGCTGGCTGCCGAGCATCCGGTCCACGGTGGCCCGGCGGACCCAGAATGCGCCATCGGGCATGTCGGCCGGCCACTTCGGGCCGGAGATCCACCGCGGCCCCCAGGAGTTGAGGCAGAGCAGGGCGTCGTCGGGCGAGCCGTTCTTCGCGTAGCGGACCGCCACGAAGCACATGCAGTGGGCCCACTGCCCGGAGGCCCGCGCGTAGGCCTGCTGGTCTCGAACAGACTCGAAGCCGACCAGCGAACAGACCGGGATCGGGAAGCCCGCCTCGATCGCGGCGGCGGCCTCCGCGAACGTCTTGACCATCGCGACATGGGCGGCCGGGTGCCGCTTCGCGATCGCGTCGAGCCGGCCGCCGTCGCCCTGGCCGCCGCATCCCCAGTTCCCCCACTGCTTCGCCCGGTCGGCCGAGTAGGCCGACAGATCGAACCGGTCGAACTTCTGGCGGTAGACGATGCCCCAGTCCTTGACCCACCGGGCCGCGGCGGCGCCGTAGCTGCCGTCGGACCAGCCGCCCCCGCCCTCGGGACGGCCGCGGGCCTCGACGCGCGAGCCGCCGTAGATCGCCTCGGTGCTCGGGAACGGCGGCGGCTCCGCCAGCCGGCCGGTTTCCCAGTCCACGCACTGGGCGATCCACACCCCGTGGGCCCAGCCCCAGGAGACGCAATCGCCGATTCCCTGCCGCTCGACCACCCAGGGCCGGCCGTAGAGGGCCTGGTGCGCGTTGTAGGCCGAGCGGTAGAGGAACGTGTCCACGCCCTTCGCGTGCGAGATTGTGTCGGCCCCGGCCTGGCGGAACATCGGCTCCGGCAGCTCGCGGAGAAACTCCGCCACGCCCTCGGGGTCGGGCCGGTAGCCGTAGTCGCTCTCGCCGGCCAGGCCGAACCAGTCCGCCGGCGGCCGGGCCCGGAGGCCGCCGATCAGGTAGGCGGCGGCCACGCCCAGGAGCAGGACGAACGCGAGCAGCCGCAGGTGCCGGGCGTCAGAGCGAGACATCGGCGGCCCTCGCGATCTCGCGGTAGGCGGCGACCCAGGCCGACCGCTGGGCCGGCGACAGCGGAGCCCCGCTCGTGCCGGCCGTGCGGTCGAGGTACTCGCGGATCGCCTCCCGGGCCCGCGGATGCTTCTCGCCCAGCGACACGCCCCGCCACCGCAGGGCCTTGGCCCGCGACCGCAGCTCGTCCCACGCGACGCCCGTCCGGATCAGCGGCTCGGCGGCCATGCCGTCGTGCTCGAGCTCGTCGGCCAGCTCGGCGAAGTGGGCCGAGACCGCCGCGGCGTCGGCGGCAGCGTCGGGGCCCACGAACGCCCCGCGGAGGTCGATGGCCGCGGCCGGCTCGGGGCCGGGGGCCGGCGTCGGGGCCGTGGGTCCAGACCGGCTCCACAGCACGGCGGCCGCCGCCAGCATGCCGGCGGCGATCAGGTGCCGCCGCTCCAGGTGTGGCACGCGGTCGGCCAGGGCCGCCACGGCCGGCACCAGACGGTCCCCGGCGAACAGGTAGACCGCCCCGGCGATCAGGGCGAGGATCGTCACGTCCATCGGTCAGGCCCTCACGAGGGGGAGCAGTTGCTCGATCGCCCCGGCCGCGATCGCGAGCACGAGCGAGCGGACGGCCGGCCGGGCCAGGATCCACACCGGCCAGGCGATCGCGGGCACGGCCTTGTCGGCGACCGCGTCGAACAGCGAGCCGACCGCGTCGAGGGCGAGGGCCTTTTTCTCCGGGCCGGTCATGGCCGAGACCGTGTCGAGGAACGTCACGACCAGCCGCAGAAGCGCGAGCATGAGATCGCCGAACTCGGCCCACGTCAGGCCGTCGGCGGCCACCACGGATGCTTCCGCGACGAACGAGTGGACCTTGTCGAGCAGGCCCGACTGCCGCTCGGCGGCGGCCCTGGGGAAGTCGCTGATCATCACTTTCGCCTCCAGACGGTATCGGCGGGGACGACCTGCCGGCGGCGTTGCCGGCACGTCAGGCACTCGAGGTACTGGACCTGCTCGGGCCCGCACCGCTTGGACGATTCGACGCGGCAGCGGCCGCCGCACTTTGGGCAGCGCTTACCCGGCATGGAGCCTCATCCTTGCGACGGCGGCCGCGGCCGCGGCCCGGGCACCGGCGAGCGTCGAGACCTTGACCGGCGGGGTGCCCCGGGCGACCGGCGCGGCGTCGGGGATCCCCTCGGGGTAGTCGTCGATCCACACGTCCACCTCGAGGCCGGCGGCCGCGGCGGCTGACCGCTTCTGGCGGTCGGTGCCGCAGAGCACGATCTGGGCCAGGTCGAGGTCCCCGAACGCCAGCCGCAGTTCTTCGCGGTTGGCCTCCGTGTCCTCGCGGCGCGAGATGCAGACCACGGTATTGCCGCGCCCCGTGGCGTCCGTGATGAAGGACCGCCACAGGCCGGGCGCGGCGGTGAACGTCCGGTCGTAGTCGATGGAGATCGTGAGCGGCTTCGGCTCGGCCCGGGCGGCCACGAGGCCGCGGGCGTTCTTCCAGAGCGGCAGCGAGCGGACGCCGATCGAGCTCTGCGGATAGGCCGGCCGGCTGACGGCGGAGATGTCGTAGAGGCCGGACGCGCGGAAGACCGTCCGCACCACGTTCCCCTTCTCGTCCTCCGTCCACGTCTCGCCGTCGGGGGCGGTCGTGAACGCGAACGAGGCCGCCGTGATCGTCCGATCCTCGACGAGGATGATCAGGTCTCGCCCGTCGGTCGTCGGCGCCGGCCGGTGGGTGTAGCCCAGGCCGCGCGGCTCCTTCCGCAG